CTAGCTTATAACCGTCACCCGCTGTGAATAGCTCTCGACATTCTTTACCGTAGGGAGCGCGTACAGCAGGGACTTGAGCAACGTTAGGATAGCTGTGTGTACAACGTCCTGTGACCGCGCCGTTGGTGTTTACCTTGCCGTGTATGCGTCCGTTACGAACACGTTTGATCCAAGCGTTGTCGCCTTCAGCTAACATGCCTAAACGTTTAACGACCATTAGGTATTCTAGTAGTAGATCAGCCGATGAATGCTTGACGCTTTTAAGCACCGCTTCATCGATCTTTGGTTTACCATCGGGTGTGAAGTGTACAGGTTTCCATCCTAGTTCTTTTAATCGATCTGCTATCTGATCACGACTGCCTGGATTAAACGGTATGGTCTTCGTCTTATTCCCTAGCTTTGTCGCCTTGTTAGCGAGTGCTTGTACTTGTCCTTCTTCTTTCAGTAATTTCTTCAGCGCCGCTTTAGTCTCACCGAAGTATTGTTTACCTTCGACTTCTACTTCCCATCCTTCGGGTGTCTTCATCTCTTCAACCACGGGTGGAAACGTCTTCTGTAAATCATCGAGTAACTCAGCGCGTCGGGTCGTCAATGTCTGTATTAACTTGTCTGCTTTATCTTCATCAAAAGCAAACCCAGCAAGCTCCTGTTTACGTATTAACTTAGCAAACGTGTGTTCGATGTTTAGCATTCGAGTATCGGGTTCTTGATCGCGAAGGTAAGCACCGACAGCATGTGTCACAAGTACATCACGCTCACAATACTTACGCATCTCTGGCGTGTAGACATCGAAGTTATCGGAATCAAACTCCATCTTAGACACGCCTAATCGGTTACCCCACGCCTTCAAACTATGCGATCCCCATAGGTCTTTCGGAAAGTCCTTTCGTACCATATCGAGTTTAAACAGGTCGGAATGTACGCACCGTGTCGTCACCGCTGTGTCAAGTATACGCGCTCTAGGCGACCACCCATACAGCTTAGTTAGTGCAGGTATATCAAAGCCGATAACGTTGTGACCAACGATTGTCTCAGCGCTGTCAAGTAAGCGTAGTCCTTGTTGCATACTTTCGTCTGCGAACGTCAACATCTGTTGCTTTATCGGGTTATAAACGCTCAAGCAATGAACGACTTTTAAATCATCAAGTGTCACGAAGTCTTCCAACCCGTTAGTCTCGATGTCGAAGTATAATGTTTTGTTCATGTTCATAGGTAACGTACTACTCTCTTCCAGTATTGTTGTGTTTCTGCTTTGTGGTATCCGTTTGGTCCGCCGTTATGTATCCGTGCTAAGACTTCCCAAGTCGCGTCTTTCGGTGCGTGTCTTTGCCAGTATTGCATCATCACCTGTTCAGCGTATGTCTGATCAACACACATTGCCCACGTGCCGTCGAGGTCTGGGTCGTAGTTGTACGCGTCGATCCAATAGCCAAAGCTTATTTGATAAGGACCGATTGATCGCCCGCTGTCACCGACAGCATAAGGGGCGTAGTATTCTCCACCACTTTCGACAAGGCGTATCGCACGGAACAGCGTTGAATAATCAGAACGGCGTAGGTGCGGCGTTGGTAGTGGTAGTATTAGTTTTAAGAAACGAGTTATCATGTTCATTTAATCTTCCTGTTTGTTGGTTAAAATAGAGCGTCGAAGCTAGTCCCGTCTCACCTGAGAATCGGTTCTTCAACACTCTTATACGTGTTTGGTTTGCGTCTGCTTCTGATTGTTGGTTACGTTCTAATCCAATAACCATGTCAGACAATTGTGGTATGGCGTGTGATCCACGGAGATGTGCAAGCGATGTGATCGCCCCTTCTTCGTGTCCAGCACCTGGAGGTCGCTTTAAATGACTGACTAATACCATGCCACATTGCGTCTCTTCGACGAGAGAACGTAGTCGTGTCATCGTATTGTCAATCAAGCGTCGTTCATCATCACCTTCAAACCCACTTACCACTATCGATAAATGATCAAGAAATATCCACTTACATTCTAGTCCTTTGCATAGGTATCTAATTCGATTAAGTAGATTATCGCTGTCACAACTTCCGAAGTGATCGTAGGTATAGAAGCGTCCATTCCCTACCGTCTCTTCAAACGTAGGTCGTAACGCTTCGTGATGTATTTCCTTTTCGAGATGAAGCGGTTTGTTAACGTGCAGTCCCATTATACCCAGAGCCGTCCGCCTGACTGACTCTTCAAGCGCGATGTAACCGACTGTTTCGCCACGCTCTAATAATGAATACGCAACCTCACGACAAAACAAGGACTTCCCAATCCCACTACCCGCGCATATCGTGACGAGTTCTCCCCGTCGTATACCGTGTGTCATGTCGTTCAAGGATGTGTATGGGTACGGTTGAGACTCAACGTTATTTACTTCGCTTATCTTTTCCCATAGTTCTTCAGCACCGACGATACCATCGGGGCGATACTCACGCGCTTCAAAGACTGCGGTTACAATCTCCTTTGCACGGTTCGCCTTTAACATATCGTTCGGGTCTTTAAGCGGTAGCTCTGCTATCTTTGCACGTCCAGGAGTTAGAAGAGCCGCACATTCTGCCGCTCCTTTGCGTCCTGGGTCGTCCATATCAAACATGAACACCACTTCTTCATATCGTTCAAGCCAATCAAGTGCTTGTGCGACGTTGTTCTTAGCTCCGCCAGCACCGTGCGGTACAGATACGACTGCCCAGCGATTGTTAAACGCTTGGGACACGCTTAAAGCGTCGATCTCTCCTTCGGTTACGATGACTCGCTTACCGCTGTCGCGCCACAGATGTTGTCCGTATAGTCCGATCAGTTCGCCACGCACCTTGAATGATTTGTCAGCGTATCTAATCTTCTGTCCGCATAACTTGCCGTCACGAGTGCGGTAGTTTGCGACTTGAACCATCTGTCCATCTACTTCAGCGGCTTGATAACCCCACTTCTTACACGTCTCTTCCGTCAGGTTACGACGCGTTAAAGCGGTGGTCTTGCCGTTACTTACAAACGACGCTTTATTAGTTTTGGTCGTTGGTTGTTCTTCCATTTTTTGCTTTTCATTTTTGTTGGGTTGAGTGTTCTTTCCACAGCTAAAGCAATGACTTGATCCGTCTACGTATGTAGATCGTCCGTCACTTGAACCACAGGCGGAACAGGACGTGTGGATTTCTTTGTATTCAGCCATGATTTCGGTATCGTTTTGTCACAATATTTAATGCCTTTCTGTTCGCAGTATTTTGCGTATGTTGTTTTAGAACCTTTGCGTATCTTGTTCGACGCGTTCATAAAACAAAGACGGACATCAAGTTCGGGATGTTGATCACGAATAAGGAGATGTTTGGTTCTGTCTTCACTCGTCCAAAGTCCTTTAGTCTCTACTATAATTCCGTTTGGTAGAATAAAGTCAGGTGTGTATGTACTGAGTTTCCTGTATTCGATCTTCACAGTTTCATACCCGAACTTGACGCCGTTCCGCTCTAACCAATTAGCGGTCTTTGCTTCAAATCCAGAACGATACTTAGAAGTCCGCCGACAGGGGCGCTTCTTGTTTGGTTTCCTCGGCATTAGGTTCTGGTTGATCGAGAGTATTCTCGAATGTTTCTCCTCCGTTTGTATATCCACCTTCTTCTGCGGTGAATCCAAATGATGAGGCTTTTTCGCTTGTTCCAACAGCGGCAAGTTCGAGTACCTGAACACCTTGTGGTTCGAGTGTCATGCCGAATCCGTGTGCGGCGACATACCAAAACCGCATCTTCATTCCGATCTTGATACGACTACCACCACCGACGATGTCGTCGCCTTTCATCGGGTTACCTTGGCTGTCAAACAAAGCAACGCTTAACTTATACTCACTACCGTCACGTCGTTTACCACCCGCTTTCATCTTCAACTTTACGATGTGATCTTCTCCGTCGATGACGAATGGAAGGTTCGCTTTCTTTAGTGTCTTTCCTTGCTTGGTGTTCTCGGCGAGGTAAGCGGCTTCATACTCAGGTTGTACCTGTGCTTTTAACTTATCCCAATCAGCTTTATCTAATATTAACTCGGTACGATATGTTCCGTACTCTGAATCGTATTCGCCTTTAGACGGGTTCGTTAAGTAACAGTATCTTGCTGTTCCTACTGGTGTGGTTATTGTCTTCATATTATATCTGGTCATTAATCGCTCCTTTTAAGCGTCGTTGTTATGCGAAGAAATAGTCAGAGCCTAGCACCTCAAGCGGATCAAGAGTTCCGTAAGGGGGTAGGTCTGGTAGTTCTTCTTTGGTTTGTGTTTGGACTTCATCCTTGAATTTAAGAAGTAAGTCCTCGTTGAAAGTGTTTGCGGTTTCTCGTCGTATAATACCGCTTAAAGCTTCGCTGTTTGTCGAGTGCGTTGCAAAGCTATCATGTACCATAGCGAGTGAACGGATGCCCATCTTCTTCGCTTCGTTCGTTGTCTTGTGTGCAATGGTTGCGTCAAGGCTGTGTACAAAATTAGGACTAATACCGTTAGCTTGTCGTTTACGATCAAGTTCGTTCAGCGGTTCTCTCCATCTAACAAACGATAACTTGTCGCCTAACATCGTGTTAATACGTGCTGATTTAGCGTTCAAATATTTTTGTCGTACTTTAAAACCAAGTGGCGTCGTCCATTCAATCGCCTTGCCTTCACGTGCTAACAACCTCGCACATTGTTGAAGCCATGCCATGACTGCGTTAGGTCGGCTTAGACATTCGTCCATCGCTTTCCACACGACCATTGATAACTGACTTACTGCGGTTGTTGTCTCGCTTCCAAACGGGTCGATGTCGCGTTCAAGGCACATGTCTCTGAACCAATCGTGTACGTAGTCGCGACAGGACTGACGAGTACCGCCGTAGGGTTTCACCATGACAGGACGCTTGGTAAGCTTGCGTGTGATGCCCAGCTTTAACCATTCAGTCGCGATGTGGTCTCCCTTCTTAGCTTTCTTCTTTA